TCGTTATGTTTAATTCCACGCTTTCACCCGGATATAAACTGAACCAACCTGTCCCGCTATTAAGGGCCGTAGCCGAACTGTATCCCAAAGTAATTTTACCGGTATTGGTTGTCATCGCCTTGATAACCAAATTCATACCCTCTTCTATCGGAATAGAGGTTAAATTAACCGGAGTTCCTTTGGAAACTACTAAAACCTGACCGGTTAAAAGTCCCGGCCAGTTGGCCTCAACTCTCACGACTGTGAAAATTGTCATTGTCAGGAATAAAACGACTGTTATTATTCCCAGACTTAATAATGTTTTCTTGTTCATATTTTTGTTTATTACTTTGCCGTTCCAACTGAAACGGGTTTATTATTTATTGGTTGATTAACTGGTTGTTGTGGTTGGTTTTGTTGTTGATTTTGAGGTATCATTCCTTGTGGCGCCGTCGGTATCTGCGCCTGTTCCATTTGTTTTTCCATATCTTCAATCTCTCGCATTTCGTCTGGCGTTAAATCTAATTTTTCCAAAACTCTTTTTCTGACTATTTTTTGAATGACTTTATTATCCGGATAATTCTTGCTTAAAAATGACAACTTATTAAATTCCTCTACCATTTCTTGGCCTTTTTCGTTTTTAAATAATACTCTTTCTCTAAATCCTTTTCCCGACAACCAATCTTTTGGCTTAACCTCTTTTTCGTAATAATTTCCTTTCGGGCCTTTCTTGTAAAGTTTAAAACTTCCTTTGGCGTTTGCTTCCAGCATCTTCCTCCATTTCCAAGCAAATTCTTTCCAAGCCCGACGATAAAATTTAGAAATGTTGACTATTCTCTCTGACGCCTTGGATATTAACTGCTCTACTTCCCCTAACGTCATCTGTCCTTTCTCGGTTTGTCCCTTTTCTATGGCCGTGGCCGCTGTCGCCCTTTCCACCAACTTAATCAAGAAATCTATTCCCACTAAATCATTATCAATCGCCGGTATATCCATCTGTTTAACCACCTGCTCAACAGACATATACCCACCGTTAGGCATAGGAATTAACGGCGCTGGGTATTGTCCAAATGGTTCTGGTGAAAATGTTTGCGGATCATAACCGGCTGCCGGCAGATACCAACTCATACCCAATCCTCTGTAAGTCCAATTTTCGGTCAAGGCGGAAAAATAAACATTCATTATCTTATTCGGAATTTTAACAATGTCGCCCATTCCGTCCGGCCAAATATCATCGGTATCTATGTCGTCAGCCCAAGTCGTTGCCGGCCAGAAATCCACGCCTATCGTATCTTTCAGTGTTTTTTTATATAAAATAATGTTGTTATCCGCAACGACAACAACATATCTGATAAACTTCTTTTTTTTCTCGTCCCAGATTAAAGTAAAATGTTCGTTCAATTCTACTTCAACGTCAGCGGCAAATAAATCGTCAAAATTATCAATTCCCAAATCGGTCAGTATTTCTTCTTTCGCTTCCTGCGTATCATCTTTGTCAAATTTTATCAAACCACCCTGTCCGCTTTCGTCCGACATTTTATCTTGAAGGTATTTTTTTAAATTATCTTTTCCTTCTTTGGTGTATTTATTACTGGCAAGAATTTCCCTTAACGATTTATAAATGTGAAGCCGGACAAAGTATTTCGCCGTTTCGATATTAAGGGGATCCATTTTTGGGTCAACAACTATATCCAGCCGATGAGGAACGGATACGCTTATCGCCCCTTCGTTAAGGTTAAGTATTTTAAATGTTCGGCCGAATAATAAGACATTATTTTTTTCCAGAACATCAACTCCCTCATAATTCTGGGTGTCATAATCGTCCCGCCATTTTTCATTGACAATAATTTCTTTTTCCCTTCCTTTTGGCCCGAGTTCCAAACAGTCAAAAAAAATATCGGGAGTATCGTCTATTCTGGACGATAAAGTCTTTTTAGTTTCTTTCATTATCGGGATATTAACTTCCTGTCTTTGCGTTAAATCATTTGTTTCAACAATATCCCTATAAAGATTATAAATATCCCGCCACGCTTCGTGTCGCCGGCTTTGATATTTAATCGCAGTCAATTTTTCCTGTTGAAGTTTTAAAATTAACGAATCGTCATTCATAACAAAAAACCCAAATCTATATTAATAAAATAATTACTAATAAAGATTTGGGTCGTAACCACTCGCTCTGGCCCTTGGGCTTCCGCGACGCAATATAAAATTGTTATTTAAAGTATAATACTAAATTTCGGTCCTGTCTATACTGATCTGTGGATAACTTTTTAATCAAGTCCGGGCCGACTATTTTTATGTTTATCCTTTTCTTTGACAATTGTTTCGTCATCTGGCAATTTCAAAATCTTTCCGCATAAAGGACACTTGATTGTTATGTCTAAAATCCCCGCTACCGCCGATTCGGATTTAAATAAAAGATTACCGCAAAATTTACAAAAGATTAAATTCATTTAAAAAGATTAAGTATAAAATTGATTATTTTCTGCCACCAAGTTAATTTTCTTCCGCTTCGTAAAAATTCCTCTTTCTCTATTTTCGCTTCCTCTAATTTTCTGTTTACGTTAAAAAACTTTTCTTTTATCGGCTCTTTGTTATTTCTTTTTTCAATCCTTCTTTGAATCGCTCTTTTTCTTTCTCTCCATTTTTCGGAATCAAACTTATTTACTCCCCTTTTTATTTCGTCATCGCTTAATAACCGTCTGGCAAGTTTTACTTTTTGTTTGTGTTTCATTTGAATTTCATTTTATCCCCCCTTGATTTTTGAACATAATCAGGTTGTATATTCGCTCCGGGGACGAACGTCAACTGCGACTGCATACCGGCGGCATCAGACACGTCATCATATTTAGAAAACGGAAACCTCAATAATTCGTCTTCCAAATCAAACCGGCCATTATCCTGTTCGTTGTGGAATATACAGCCCCTCTCATATCTCGGGGCCAAACCCCTGATTCTCATTTCTTTGTTAGAAATCTTTAAAGTCATTTCTTCAACAGGTGGAAACTCGTTTCTCAATTTCATTTCCTGGTCAAGAAACGGCTTCAAAACTTGGGTGTATTTCTCTTTTTCAATTCCTATCTTAACTGGGTGCCAAGTTCTATTCATTTCAAATATCTTATCAATCAATTCAAGCGGGTCAATTCGTATCTTTTCCATTTTGCGGAAAAACCAATTATTTAAAATATCAACAGAATTGACAATTATTCCAATAAAATCCGCCGTATCTTTTTGGCCAACAGCCGGGTCTATGGTGATATAAGTTTTAAGAACCAAGCTTCTTAAATTTTCCTCGCGATAAGTTTTAAACCAACTCCGCTTAAAATCGGCATTTTCGTCGTCAACCGGATTATTTAAATAATTACAGGAATATAAATAACCGCCTAACGTTTCTCTCTTGTCTTTTAGGAACTCGGGCGATAATCTTTTAGGGAAAAAATAACTTTTTGTTCCGTCATCATTAACCCACTCGGCCGCGCGAACCATTTTAGTCCATCTATTGTCTTCCAATAAATCTGAACTCAAATCAGAATCGTGCCACCTTGTCGCTGTTATGGTTATTTCGCCGTCAGGTAAAAGCATCGGGCTTAATAATTTAACCGCCGTCTTAACTTTTTCTATTTGTTCTCTCGTTGAAACATTCTTCTGGGAGTGGGGATCATCAATAATAATATAGTTATAGTGAAATCCCGTCCTTACCACATCAACCCCGCCGCACATAATCGTTGCTTCTTTATATCTTCCCGTTCTTTGCTTGACGGTTATCGCTTCTTCTTTCCAGCCGGGATTTTTAACGAATTGACCGTATAAACCGATTAACTTCTCATTCGTTTCCAAGTGTTGTTTAACTTCGCTTAAGAACGCTTTTGATTGAGAAAAAGTTTCTGAAAAAAACAATATCCTGACATTCGGATTCCTGATTATTTCCTGAATTGCCCTGCTAATCGTGCTGATTGTCGTTTTGAATGTGTCGCGCGGGAGAAGTAATAACTTCTTTTTACTCTTTCCCTCCAAAAACTGGCAGACTTCAACGTGCGGTTCTTCTTCTAAATCGGAATAACCTAAAATGTTTTTTGTAAGAAAATATAAATCGTTCTCGCAGAGATATTTAAGCTCATTTTTGTCCATTTTTATTTTTTATTCTTTCTTTTGCCATTTCTATTTCTTTGTTTTGAAGATTGATAATAACCTGTGTAGGGATAGAATCTCCAAAATCCAATAATTGTTTCGGTTTTCCGTCAATTCTATCAACTAAATCAATTAATATCCTTTCGCTTCCGCTAAAAATACTCTGAAAATATTTTTTAACCACCAATTCAACGTATGTTTTCCTTTCTTCTTTTGGTAGTCCGGGCGGAATCTTTAATAATTCCCGCCTTAATCTTGCCACAATAGAAATTGTCCCCTTAGGTTTTCCCTTTGGATTGCCAGAAATCCCAGAAACAAATCTACCCTTATCGTCTCTTCCCTCTTTTTTTCCTGAATTTTCAGGATTTTCTTTTCTCATATTTTTTTAGTAAAATTTGTCTTAAATTCCTAAAAACCTTTTCCTGAAAATACGCCTCGCATTCAAATTCATCTTTTATCCCCTTATTCTCAAATAAAAACTGCCTTAAATGAACAATCTCGTGATTAAGAATATCAAGCCAATACCAGTTATTAACAAAATTTTCAAGCCATATTAAGTAATAATTTGATTTACCCCGTCCAAAACAATTAACACAGCCTGAATAGCTCTTAATGCTATTCTCTAATTCTTTAACAATAGTTTTTTCTTTCAATAATTCGGTTAAATTTTTTGAATTCTTCTTACCCCATTTCCGCACGTCTTCAACAGACGATCCAATACAAATTAAAACTTCTGTCTCAAACAAAGGACATTTGTAAACAAAAATTGTTTTTTTTATCTTCATTTTATATTTTCTAAAACATTTTTAGCCAATCCTTCACGTTCAAACTTCTTAAAATCTTTAACAAAACCTTTTTTAACCAAACGGTTAATGGCTTGGAATTGGACCTTTAAGTATTCTCTTTCCATAGCGCTCTTTGAAATTTTGGAGTTGTGATTTTCCATTTCATTCTCCAGAATTGCCGTTCGGCCCTTATCAAGATAATGCGGCTCTCCGTTCTTGTCAAATCCATCGCAACCGAGTTTCTTATTGACTTCCCAAAGGGTATTTATTTTTTGAGTATCTCCCTCTTTCCCCTTGACCTTCTCTTTCTCAATTTCGTCCTGATTTTGGCGGATTATTTTTTTAACTTCCTCAAGCTTTTTCTCGGCCGCTTTTAACAAAATCCACCCTGCTTCAATCTCTAACTCCTTATCATAAATCATTCCTTTGATCAATCCCTTTTTATGTTTTAAAATTCTCCTTTTTGTTAATCTTTGAGAAAGAGCAAAGGCCACAATTCCCAAAATGAATAAAATTTGTAATCCGATTATTATCGCTAAATTGTTCATAAATTTATTGTATTACTTTTTTAAATTATTGTCAATAAACCTTTTAACTTCGTCATAAGATATTCTTTTATCGCTTGCTTTTCGGCTGTTTCTGGTGTTATTTTCATAGATTATAGATTAAACCCTTACGCACCGAAACCCAATGCCGGCGCCCACACTAGATAGCAGTAATTGCAGTCATCGCAGTTATTGCAGTTATTGTTGTCTTTCTTATCCAAATCATCGCTCCATTTATAATTTTCAAGTTCTTTTTTACTCATTTTTAATACTTCTTTTTTTGTAAGTTTCATAAAATTATTTATTTAATAATCTTATAATATCTAAATATAATTTATCTGCTTTTTCATTTTTGTTTTTAAAAAGAACAGAATTACAATAAATTTTCTCAATCATTTCTCGTATCTCGGCTTTCTCTTGGTTTAAGAAAAAATCCACAATTTCTATTACTCCACCAACAGAAAACATAACATCTCCACAATCATTAATACTATCTCCATCAAGAAAATTAGCTTCAAATAACTTTATATTTTCTTTTTTCATATAATTATTTATTTAATTCTAAATTTTATTTCTCTCATATAGTTATTTATTTGATTAAATCCTCCCAACACCACTTACTTGCCGACCAATGTCTTAATCCATATCTTTGCCAAAGCCATACGGCACACGCTTGGCTATCCGCCTCAATCGTTCTGTCCAGTTTCCTGCCAAGATGTTTTTCACAAAGTTCAAGGGTGCTATCAATAATTTGATATTTACCCAATGCTGATGAATAATCATTACTTGCCTCGTTGTCGTGTCCACTCTCGCAGAACGCCACAGCGTCCAATTCTCGGAACATCGTTATCTTATATTTTCGGCTATCCTGTAATTGACTTTCAGTAATCTTGTAGTCGTTCAGCTTCTCTTGCTGTTTAATTGTTTCATATCGGAAGCCCCACATTATCAATTGACAAATCAGATAAAACATTATACCGGATAAAATTATAAACAAGATAAGACAACCAAACTGAAAACTTCTCTGCCGTCCGTAGATGTTGGTCGTGTGCCAATGTTTTAGAAGTTTGTTTTTCATTTTCTAAATTTCTTGATTATAATCTCTAATAGAAAACCCGATTACTTTATCGGCTAAAACAAAACTGTATTCTCCGTCGTTTTCTAAATAAATTGATTCTCCTTGTTTCCAGTTGAATTCGGCGGCATCACAAAGTTTATCATAATTTTCACCACCATTATCAGCCGAAATATCAAAATAAACTTTTAACCCGCTATTCATTAAAAAATATCCTTCATATCTTAATTCTTTTTGTTTTTCTAATGTTTTCATAAATTTATTTTAGTTTATATTTTTCATTTTTTTCTATTATATTTTTAATTATATTTTTCATATCCCTTTCAACACACCAAACGCAAACACCCATTCTCCTAAACTCCCACCAAGTCATCTTATTTTTTCTGCAACGGGGACAAGTTAAGATTTCTTTATCCAATTCGTCTTGTTTTTCTTGTAGTTGTTTTAGTTTATTTTTCATTTGTTTTAGTTAATAATAATTTTATATTTTCTAAATCTTGAATTGAATACTTTGTTATCATATTCGCCTTTTCTACTAATTCATTATACCACATTTTACCCCTTTTGTCTTTAAGTTTTTGGATAAGAATTGAAGCAGTTAATGTATCCATATGGACTTTAAATCTGTGACAACCTTTACATAAACAAGCGCCATTTTCTAAATCCCACCGGGTAGATAAACGACTTCTTCCTTTAATATGGTGTGCATCAAATGATTTTATATTTCCTTTCCGGCCACATAATTCACATTGACATTTTTCTCTTACTTTTAAAGACCACAATTCGTCTAATTCTTTTATTATCATTTTTCTTGCTTTGTTAGCCGGGAACTTTTTTCCCTGTCTGAATACAACTTTTGGATATAAAGTCCCGGCTTTTAATTTTGCTAACCTTTTCTTTCTCAAATTTTCCTGATATTTAAGCATACCTTTTCTTTGTGTTTCTCTCCATTTTTTGATATCTTGTTTCATTGCTTTAATCCAACTTTTCTTTAGCCCAAGTAATAATCTTTTCCATTTGTTTTTTATAAAAGTCATCAAATTCTACTCCCTGTGATTTATATTTCTGCTCCCATAAAACATATAAAACACCTCTCAACCTTTTACTTGGTGTCTTATCTGTTTTAAACTCTGGCGTCAATTCAGGTATATCAATAATATCTGCTTTCTCTAATGGATTTTCTTTGAATACAAACCAACCCATTTTACGATTTAATTTAACAACCGATAACGCTTGATCGTCTGTTAACTCTTGTGTTCCTACGGCAACCTTGTATGTGCCGTCGGCCCGGCTCGCAATACTTTCTATTGTTGCCGGTAATTGTAATAACTCTTTTTGTTTTTCCATAATTTTATTTTAAACTAATTAAATGGTTGTTGGGCGAGGTCAGGATTTGCACCTGACAAAAATTATAACACCTAGAAATTATAAAATGGTATCAAATCAACCTATGTCTACCTATTCCACCACTCGCCCATATATAAACTATTTATAAATTATTGCTTTTTGTATTTGCTCGTGTGTTGGTTTTGTTTTATAACCCAACCTTTCTTTCCATAAACTCTCTCCCCGTCCATCCTTTTTTCTAAACTCTGCCACGCGTGGATCTGTCGGCAACCATAACCCGTCCTTGTTTTGAATATCGGCGCGAATTCTTTTAATGCCGTCCTCTCTTTGGAGCCAATGCAAATCATCTAACGCGATATAATTCTTACCTGTTTTTTGTGAAAAAATTATCTTAACCTGCTCGCCCTTGTCTTCATTAAAAGGCGGAAAGTTCTCCCAAACCTTAATCGTTAAAGCGATGTCATCATTACGCGTTTCTGGATAACGTTCAAGACAATATTTAATTTGATTTTTGATTGTCATATTTAGTCCCTCATTTGGACGCTTCACAAAAAATTTATGGCTCGAATCTCGCCGCTGCGAAAATTCAAAAAAGTGAAGCGCCCAATCAGCGGCTAAATAGGAATTTCGTTAGAACTAATCTCTGCCACGGAAGTTGATGCTCCTATTTCAATTTCGAGTTTTTTAATCAATTGCGAAGCGGACGCAATATCCAAGTCCGTCAATTTTTTAACCTGTTTATCCGCCGGCAAGTAGAAATTCACCTTCTCAATTGCTTCTTCCCTGTCTTCGGCGCCAAGTTGCTTAATTTGGGCCCAAATCTTTTTTTGTTGCGGTTCTGTTATCGGTTTAGTATTTTGGGAATACTCTCCTCCAGTAAATGGTTCTTTTTCTTTCTTAACTTCAAGAGAATTGCTGTCGTTGTCCTCATCTCCGGTTAAAATACCAAATCCATTACAGAAAGCGTATCTCTTGGCGAACGTTAAAGCGGACGCATACTTTTGCTGTTCGTTCATATAAGCGTCTCGATCAATCGGAACTTCAAATCCGCTTGTCTCAGAATGTCCAGCTTCGTGCGTTATCCGGCATATCGCTTTGACAAATCCTTCCTTGTTCTCGGTGTCAATCGTATAGGATAATCCATTGTCCTTGATTAATTCTTTTGTTTGAGCAACAATCGCGTCAAGCGGCGCATATTGATACCTGATAGTGCCGTCCTTATTCTTAACAATTTTTGTCTTTTGGATTACCGGACATTGCGACTGGAAACTGGCCATTGCTCGGTTAAACGACTCCTTGGCAAATTCGGCCTTCAACTGATTACGCATTGCCAATAATCTTTCCATTGTCTCAACTGGCACTCCTTTATCAATCGCTCTTTGAATTAAACCCTGAACATTCTCGGATGGAACCTTAACAATAGATTTCACTTCATTTTTCTTTTTCATTTTTCCTCATTATTTTGTTAATCGACCTTTATAATTTTTAGCTTTTAAAATTTGGATAATTCCCTTAACGTTTCTTCCCAGTATCATTTGGATAAACAGACTGGCTTCGCCAGAGTTAAAATTGTCCTCTAAAAACTTTTCAAAATCCTGAATTGTCCGGTTGACTGTTTGCTCTCCTACTTTCTCTATTCTTTTAGGAATTATATCAATTAATGATTTCCATTTCTCATCTTCCAAAAAAACTTTGAAAATTTTATAGCTTATATATCTTATTTGTTTTTCGGTTATTCTTTCCATAAAATTATTTTGTTTTTCAGCAACCGCCTATTAATTAAAATCTTTTTTTACGATAATAACGAAATGGATTAAGCCAATAATTAACGCTTTGATGATCTACTTTAAATATCTTGGCAATTTTTCTTAATGATAATCCTCTATTCCTTAACCTGACCATTTCACCGATTGTTTCGTTATTTAATCTTTTCATTTTATTAAAAAGTAAATGCGCGGACAAAACAAATAAAAAGGAACGCCAAACAGATAATGGCGAACCATGCGGACCTTTCTTTTTGTTTTTCTTCTTTTGTTAACTTTTTTTCCATATTTTTTTTATTACTATTATCAGTATAACACTTATTTTAAATAAATCAACAACCTACCTGTGGAAAACTTTTTGCTGGAAAGCCTTTAAATTAAACCTTTTTTATTATTATTAAATGTTTCGAGTATTCCAAAACCACGAGATTATTTTCTTCCATTTCCAATTCTTTCTTTAAGTCGTGAGGAACGTCTGTTGTTGCCTGAATTAATATTTTATCTTCATCTATCTCTATAATTTTGCCAAAAATTTTACGCATAATTAAATTATTAAAACAGAATTGCTAAAAATAATTCCACACAAAGCCACAACCAAATAACTAAATAAAACATAAATGATTTTTTATCTACTTTTCCATTTGTCAATGGAAGCGACCCAATAATTAAAACCAAGATAAATTTAAAAATTGCTATTATCATATTTCAAAAACATATTCAAAAACTTTTCGTTCCTTTGGATCCATGCTTTCCTTCCATTCTTGATATTCGGCCGTGTGCTGTTCCTGTTCCTGCCGGGCCTCAATCAGTTGTTCGTATTCCTCCTTGCGGCCGATTACTCCTTTTTCACGTAAAGTGATATAAGTTTTAAGTAATTGTTCATTCATATCGCACCTCAATATCCTTGTCCTCGCCGGCGAACTCCAACCATTCACCCCCCGAAATGACATAGTCCTTACCGTTCTTACTAACAACTGGATTGCCTTGATAATATCTTTTTTCCTTTTTAGGTTTTTCAAAGCCGTTAGATTTTTTAAAGTTATCAATAGGAGTATCAAGAAACTTAGTTAATCCACGCGAAAGAAACTCTTGAAGCGTCCAACGATACGTCCAGAAGTATTCCGAGCCGTCTAATACTATCTTATATTTACGGATAGCCAATAAGATATCTTTTTGACTATAATCCTTTAAAGTGGATATTATTTTTGTTTTAATTTTGTCTGTTAATTTAGAATGAACGATTATATTTTGTTCGTTCCAATATTCAAAAATGAATTGTATATCTGTATTGTTTTTGTTGTGTAATTGTATTGTCTTATATTGGATGTCAGTTTTTGCTACATCACTGTCCATTTTTGGCACATCACTAACCTTTTTTGCTACATCACTATGATGTTCTATTTTTGGAACATCTCTACCAAAAACCTTTTTTGCCTTATTTACATAAAAAACTAATCCGGCCGGAGTTCTTGTTGTTTTAATATACTTTCCATTTTCTAATATCTTGATCCACCTAACATAAGTTGTTCTTGCTATATTAAAATCATTTTTCACTTCTTCATACTTTATCGGCTTTCCACCAAGAACTTTTCCAATTCCTTCCTCTGATATGCTAGTCATCTTATCTAATAGCCACATAAAAAGCCACACGCTTTCTTTCATTGCTTCTTGATGCTTTGGTTCTAATAAATTGTTTGTTACTTCAATATAATATCCTTTCATATAAAAAAATTAAATAGGGAAACGAACCAAAAGGCGCCAACAATAAAGCGCGTTGTCTAATAAGACAACTAATTCGTTTCCCTGTTTAATTTGTTTATTTTGTTTTTTCTTTTGATTTTTCATATCTACAAAAGTAGAAACTTAAATTCTGTTTTTATAATAACACTTTTTAAAATTAAATCCAGAACCCAAACTGTGGATAACTTTTTCCTTTAATATGGCTTAAATAAGCGGTTTTTTATCATTAAAAAATTCTGATGATTATTATAGCATAAATAAAAAATAAAACCAGCAATAAATTGTTGATAACTTTTTATTGACAAGTGGGCGCGGATTTGCACCGCTCGGCAGGATAAATATTTTTTTATTATCCATAATTGCTACGGCCTATCGTGTTCTCCGTATTTTTGGTCACAGAGCAATCGCCGAACTAACTTAAAGAAACTGCACACGAATCTTTGTTTTAAAAGTCGCCCACTTATAATATCGCCGAATTTAAAACATAAAATTGTGAAGGGGGAGAGGTTGTGCCATATTGTATGGTAAGGATCTGCTTTATGAGAATCCCGTTTTTTATCTCTCCCCCGTCAATTTTCCCTCTTTAAAAAATAGAATTTAGAATAATGTAAAGAATTTTTATCGCGATTGCCATGAGTCCGCAATATATCACAACAACAAAAGAAGCAACTATTATAATCGCGGCAAATTTAAGATATTCTTTAATTGTCATAACTGTTCAATTAAACCTAAAATAGCGGAAAAGTAATCTTTTATTTTTTTTTTAATTTCTTCCTTTTCTACGATCCCATAAACATTCAGTACTCCCTCGTAAATTCCCCTGGCAATAAGTTCGTGGTTAATCAGATATTTATTCAAGTCGTCCGGATTATCCAAGAAAAAACACTCAATTAAAGTCGCCCAGCAATTCGTATTGTGAACCCAGCCGTTTGAACCAACAGCCGTTTTATATTCGGATATAGGTCCGCGATTATAATATCCCGTAACCTCACAATACTTGTCAAGCAATTTTTTAGCGATTGATTTAGAGGAATTAAGCCAGCCGTAATATAGAGTTTCCGCGCCTTTCCCGCCGCCGGCATTAAGATGAATACTTAACGCCAATCCGTCGTCCGGTTTTGCCACCTTACCATTGACCCATTTGATTGAATCTCCGAGATTAAGATTGTCCGGCACGCAATAAACTTCAAAATATCTCTGAAGCATTGGCACGAGTAAATCCCTGATTTTTTTAACCTCGTCAGCTTCGTGATAATCACCGGAAACAAAACCCGGGTCTTTATCAAAATGGCCGGCGTTAAGATAGATTTTACGTTGCATCATAAATTTATAAATTAATTTTTAGTTTAAAATTGTTATTTCATTTCCTCTCCGAAAATAATTTTCCAAACAACCCCTAATAAAGAGAAAAATCCAAAAATAGCAAAAATGTCTTTTAGAATATCCATATTATTGGCTTAATTGAAGATATTTATTAAAAACAGTTCTATTTATTAAATTATTTGCTTTTAATTCAGACAATTTATTTTTCAATTCATTGCCAGTTAATCCTTCGGTTAAATCCATAACCGCTTGCACTCGGGCCATTATTTTGGCTTTTTCTATAACATCTTCTATTAAATCAGCCTTTTGGTCATCAGGGATTTCTTGATATTGTTTTAAATCAAATAAGTTATTAAGTTTTGATTCAATGAGTTCACCGACTTTTATCCATAAAGCCGTATTTTCATTATCGGTCAATCCCTTATACCCCTCTTTATCGCCCAATTGTGTGGGAGAAACATTAAACCCGGCGTCAGTTATTCTTCTTAATTCTTTAATAACTATTCCAGTTAAAACATTTGAAGGTCTTGAAGGGTCAATCATTGTTTCCAGCCAATTTCCACCTCTGGCTCTTTTGCGACCCAAGACATCTATTTGCGGTTCAAGCGTTTCTCTTAAAAATGGTATTTTTGCTTTTATTTTATCAAGTATTTCGGGAGATTTTCTTTCTACTTCGTCAAATGATTTGGCTAAATCTCCAAATATCGTTGGTATAATTGATGTTGCTGTGTTTGAAAACCAACCAGAAAAAAATCTATCAGGATCGTTAAGGGCTTCCATTATTTGATTAATTCCTTGTAAAAATGTTTGTTCTGATAAAGATTTTATTCCACTTGCTAAAGAAGTAACCATGGCTTCAAATGGACTTCCGGTTTCTTCCAATGATTTCTGAAAACCGGCCCCGGCCAATAATACAAACCCAGCCGGACCTAAAATATTAACATTTCTGTATTTGCCGTTTATTTCAATAGAATTTGCTTTTCTGCCCTCGGCTTCCCATAATTTTTGTTCTCTTTCTCCGCTCGGATAACTAAGGTTTATCTTTCCTTTTTTAAATAATTCTGTTCCTATGGCCATAATTCCTGTTCCTGTCAATCCCCTGCTTAATCCTTGAATAAATAATCTTTGATTGAATTTTCCTCTACCTATATTTTCAATAATAGTTTTAACTATTCCAACGGGAGAATAATTGACAAATTGCATAGCCACCGCCGAGGGGGTTCTACCAAAAGGAACGACTATTTCTCCTCCTGGTATCTTCTGAATTGCCCGAGCAACCTTTCCTAAAAAAGTTTGATTTTGGAAAACCGCCATTTCCGCATCGTTTGTAGCGTATTTAATCATTTCATCAGTTGGACTACTGACCAATTTTTCAATAAAAATTTTAGCTTTACTTCCTTTTAATCCTTTATTTATCGATTCGGCTATTGCCTGGCTTTGTAATGACCGAGCTTTAGCGGCATAATAAAATGGCTGATCTTCTGCTCCCATAAGGTGAAATATAGTTTCTTCATATTTTTGAACACCTTTTGCAAACTTACTACTGCCAAAATTTATTCTTTTCCAATCAAGTTTCACACCCACATTTCTTTCGTCAAATCCTGTTTTTAAATATCTCCACCCCTTCTTAAACCCTTCCATAATCCCTCCCTTTCCCTTAATTGTTAATCCTAATGTTCTTTTTCCGGTAAATAAAGAAACTACACTATCAATCGCGGTTCCGGGTATATCTTTTATTGTTTCTGAAAGGCCGTGAAAAAGATTTGAAAACGTATTAAGACCAGAGGTTTTAATTCCCGTTAGAAGTCCCGCCTTCCAAACTGCTATTAACTTTTGATACATTGACGATGGCACTAAATCTGAAATCATATCATTCAACTTTTTAAAAGCCATTGCTTTTTGCGTCCCGTCCTCCATTTTTTCTATATTTTTGAATTGATTTAAAATATTCTCCGTCTGACCTGCGGTTAATTGCGGAATCTTTTTTTTAAGACCAAGTAATCCCTTTGATTTATCAACTAAATCATTATATTTATTGATTTCGCTGGCGGCAAATTTTAACATTCCTTCAGGTGTTAATCTTCCCATAATTGAAGCGGCTTGAATAGAACGTCCTTGTTCAGTTAAATTTTCGGCCGTAATATGCGCGACTTCCGCCGCTTTATCATATAAAGCATTTTTAATAGCTTTACTTGTCGCCTTTTCGGCTTCATCGGAATAATGTTTTATCAATTCAGCTGCAGTTGCCACCGCCGTATCGTCTGTTCCGGTTTTAACAATATTTTCCGCCTTAGCTATATCATCTATTATAAGATTTTTTGCTTTTATAGCTAAATCGTCTGTGCTTCTCGGTATGTATTGTCCTCCTATTTTAACCGGTATTTTAGGATTAACGTTAGATACTGTTTGTAAAAATCCTCTTTCTACCGGCTTGGCTTCTTTAGTTACTTTTCCAATGTCCCCTATATCATCAGAAGCTTTTATTACAGCTTCTGCCATATCATCAACTAAAGACTTTATTTTTTTCGCTGATCCAGTCAACTTTTTAGTATCACTTATTTTATCTAATATTTTAACGGCTTCATCTATATTAGTTGTTTTTATTGCTCCCTGAACTGCCTTTGTTGTTTTCTGGATATTGTTTATTTTATCTAAGGCCTTAACTACATCGTCAATTTTATTGGTCTTGGCGATTATTTTAGAATATACGGGTATTAAATCATCGGCTACTCCTATCTTTTTAAGTATATTTATCACATCTCCAACGTCATCAGTTTTCGTTAATAATTTAGCAACTTCTGTTTTCCCTCCCCCTATTCCGGTAAAATCTAAAGTAACCATTCCAACCATTCCAATAAAAGAAATAGGTAAAGACATTTTTTCCACTAAACTAATATTATATTTTTTGCCAAATTCTTCCACTTTTGGCTCGGCTCGTTCTATTTTTTCATTTAAAGTAAGTAATGGATCTTTACCAAAAATAAATTCTTTAACTGCCTTAAGTTGAGGGTCAAGTTGTTCAGATTTCAACTCTTTTTGTCCGGTAAAGGGTTCTAAGAATGTCATAGCAACGGTTGCCCCAGATTGTGCTATTCCTTGCAATACTGATTGAGTTATGTTTCCAACGACTTCTAATCCATTCTTAATTTTTTCCGGGATATCTTCTTTCAATAAATCAATTCCTTCAGATATGGTTTCACTGACTTTCGCTTCACTTTTAGAAAAAAGATTTTTAACCGCATTCGGGATTTCTTTTATAACATCAAATATACTAACTTTAACTGGCTCTATTTCTTCGTGTAAAAATACCTCGGGACTATTGTTCCAATTTATAACAGCGGCCCGGGCTTCAGCCAAACTGATTTCTCCCGATTGATATTTATCAATTGCCCTCCATTCGACTACCATTTTACCTTCTTGTCTATTTTTAGGTTTATATTCACCAGACAATCTTTCTTTGCCGGAAAAAGCGTCATAAATCGTTTGACTTATCGTTTTTGTATCTTTTAATGCTTGTAAATTATACGGAGCGTTTGTTCCTCCTAAAGCAATCGGGATAATGTGGTCAACTTCCTTTTCAGTATCTTCAAAAGTCCCACCCCTGACTTCTGTTTTAGTTTCTTCAGCCAACCCACTTCTTTTAACCTTTTCCAATTCTTCAGGTTTTAAGGTGGACTTTCCAATAAAGGCCCCTCCTCCTAACTGTTCTGGCAATTTTATTTCTATCGGTTTAATTTTTTTTATTTTTTCCGTTTTATATTCTTTGCCAAAATTAAAAGAAGTAATTGATGTTTTAGGTATTGAAGCTGATTGTGTTTTACCGAAATTATACATATTTATAAATCATCATACCCAATCCCTCCACTGGTAGAACCAGATTTTTTTACTCCTTTGAATTTTGAATCAAATGTAGTTGGATTTAGTCCGGCGTTAATCCATTGATTCCTATAAAAAGTATAATCCTCATCTGAAATATAACCCCCTGCATCAAAAGCTCCGTCATTCAGCATTGCCTGCATCATTTGTTCGTCTGAAGAAAGTTCTTTGTTTCCACCCCCTCCAGTTGTTCCTTGAATTGCTAATTCCCAACCACCCGTTGTTTCGTTATATTGATAAAGATTACCTCCTATTGTTCTTGTTAATGGTTCTTGACTACTTTTCGGCACAATCGTCTTGTTGGCCACCTCCCCTTTGGTCGTCCCGTAAGGAACGCCAAGTTTTTCCGCTTCGGCAACGGTTAATAATTCATTTTCTATTTTAAATTGCTCTGATTTACTTTCCGCTTCGGCTATTTCGGTTTGATATTGCTTATACGCCTCAACGTATTCAGGAAAATACCTTAAAAGTTCCTTATCTTGCTCCTCTTCGGCTATTGCGTTTTCCGCCTCTAAATCGGCTTCGGCTCTTTGAATATAATAATTGAGTTCCTCTTTGGTCCTTGTTTGTCCTTGTTCTAATTCAGATAACGCTTGCGAAGCCATATTATAAGCCCTATCTTGGCCTCTTTCGTATTCATTGGATAAGGTTGTAATTTTGTTCTGTAATCGCGTTGCTTCGGCACTGTATGCCTCATAGATCCTTCTTATTTTTCCGGTCCGGCCAGCTTCGCTGATCCACGGATTTTCGTTAATTTTTCCAACCGCCTCATTATAATCAGCAGTCATTTCGTCTAATTCCGCTTGCGCTATATCCATATCGTTTTTTATTTCTCCCAGCCCGGCGTCATCGTAGGCCTTTTTGTAAATTGTCTCAAAGGTTTCGGTCGGGGTAGCAAACGCCTCTTCCTCTAATTCGCTAATGCCGTATTTTTCGTAAATTGCCGCCTTCCTTTCTTCTTCCGTTTGCGCCGGTTCCGATAATGATTTTAAATAAGTCGTAATATCGTCATAAGACGCGCCGGCCTCAATAGCCGTTTTCATAAAATCTAAAATGGCGGTTGTTTTTTCGTCCCCTGTAAGATTTTGTATATCCGCTATTTTCGTTTGAGCCTCTTGGGTTGTAATGGCTGGTTCCGTAGTCGGTTTTGTGGGAGAAATACCCTGATAATACTTTCCGGGTTCCACATAAACCTCATTACCTTGTTGGTCATACGCCTTTAAAGTGTTGGTTGCGGTCGGTGCAGATGTCGGCTGATTTGTCGCTGCCGGCAATTCTCCTGTTGAAGTTGCGGCCGGAGTAGTCGCTGGCGTTGTTTGTCCGACAATAACCGCATTGGCCGGCAATTGCGCGTATCCCAAAGAAGTATTGATAAATCCAGACGCGGATAATTCTTTTAATTCGGTCGGGTTTTTTATTTTTTGGAAACCGCTGGTAGTGGCATAATATAAATCAGAACCCGATTGATAAACCTTGCGACCCATACCATTAGCCGGTATCTCTACGCCTGAAAGATTTTGTGTTTCTGTTTTTACAGTTTCTTGTGTTGTTGGTTGAACAGACGCTTGAACGGTTCCCGGTTGTTGAGTGGTTGATTGAATAGAAACATCGGGATATTCGGATTTTCCATACTGATTCCACCAGTCCTGTAAAGTTGGAATACCGGCCACTTTGGGGTCGCTGGGATTAACCGCATTTCCGTTCTCATCATATAATGACTGTAAATCGCTTCTTTGATTTCTTATTTGTTGTAAAGTGGTTACTGTTCCAGTTGATTCTTTAGTTGCGGCCGCTTGAACAGTGCCCTGATCTTTTAAGGCAGTAGATGAAGGAGATACGCCGGAAATTAGATAATTCAATTTATCCGTATCCGATAAAGTCGTCCACGTATCGCCATAACCTTGAACCATTTGCCTGATATATTCTTGTGATTGACCAGAAGTCATCCCACCGCCTCCAGATTTATTATAATTAGGATTTATAGTTTTCTCTAAAGTATAAGCCAATTGTTCTAATTCGGGAGTTTGCGATGCAGTATCGGGATTATATTTAATACCAGCATATCCAAGCGTTTTGGCTATCTCCTGTTTAGAAAAACCGGCCCCACTGTTAAGATTGCTATTCCTGTAATTATTTTTTTCTTGTTCTGAAAGCGAATTATACCAATCTGAATATGATTTATAATTTGTCGCCATATGCGTATTTTTAATAATTAAAACGTCCGACATTATTCGGGTCATTCCTTCTTAATGTCCCGTTGATTATATTTATTCTGTTAAAACGCTGGGTTGACTTCAAAACTTCTCTGGGTTTGACTTCTAAAATTCTTGCCCAGATCGTTTCTAAAATGGCCTTGGCTTCCGCTTCTTCAAGTAATGCCTGATTGTCCATATTGCCGATTTTTTTCATTCCCACCGCCACCGCGCGCCTGATAATCGCCTCGTCTCCGCTTGGTTCAGCGTCGGCAAAAGGAGTTGTATCGTCATCGTCAGATAAATCCACTACTCCAATTTGTCCGTAAATCACCACTGCGTCCCCAACATCACAAGCATTTCCGTTGATATAAATTGTTCGGTCAAATTCGGCCCAAATCCTATCCGTGCCATCTGAATAATTTTCAAGATATCTCAAATAATCTTCATATCTTATTTTTTCGTATCTTTTTCCGTCCACCGTTACTAAAAACGCGCTTTTCGCTTTCATTAAAGTCGGGTAAGGATACGCGCCAGTTGAATCAATTAAATCAGAACCGCTGGACTCTAAAAACGGCCATTTTTTATAAGATAAAGCCCAGTCTTTGGCCATATTCAACCAGAGTTTTATATTTGTTGTTGTGATAAAGGTAGAGTCAGACAAAACAGTCAATCTGTTCCTGACCTCACCCTGCATTGTTGAAAATTCCATATTTGTTTATTTACAATTTATTTTTTTAAAAGACATTCCCGTCAAATACTTCTCAATTTTTCCTTCCGAAACAACCGCAAATCCTGTCCGATAAGGAACTACAAACTTCTTCGCTTTGCCTTTTTGTCCTGCGAATTCCCTGATTTCTTTACAATTTTTTAATTTAATTTTAGGTAAATAAGTTTTCATTTTTAAATTTTAGTTATTCAAATGCCGTAAATTGTATTTTAGCAGCTGCATTTTGTGTATTTGCACCAGCAGTTTTAAGTTTAAAAGTTACGCCCGTTGTGGCAAGTTGGGAAATAAAAATTTCAATATATTTATCCCCTGAATTAGTTTTCCCGCTACTGATAACCCTATCTATGTCATAGGTTACGGGGGTGTCATCGTAGTAATAATACCCCTCGTAATGTCCAGACGTCCAATAAAATTGCCTCCCACCTGAAGCAGAATGAATGACTGGCGGTGTCACGCTATTTGTAATAAATTCACAAGTTCCAATTATTGCTCTCGGAATAAACGGTAAAGTAATTTCTGTTGTCGTTGAATTGGCGGAACTTAATATCAATGTCGCAGATTTAGACAGTTTTCTGTTAAAATCTGGAAATAAGATCGCTTGTGTGGTTGATATTGATTTCGCAACTGGCATTAATAATTCATAACCGTTTTTCGTAAACGATCCAGCAGTCAAACCTCCATTTTCATTGACAAAATATGTTTTATTTATATCGAATGTTCCCGTAATAGTTCCTCCTATCTGTATCTCTACAACCTCATCTTTATCCGTAGCGGATACAACGACACCATAAGGATATAATTGCTCGCTGACTCCATCGCTTGAATAATAATATTTTGAACACGGATAAACACTTCCCTCAACTTCAAAAACCTGAAATTTAAAATATAAAGCACCCTGAATAGTCGTTTCGTCATCATCAATCAATATACCGAATGGATATATAAATTCTGATGCTTTTTCTGAACCTCCGCCTACCACACTTTGGCAATAAACTGTAAAATAATTTATTGTAGAAAGCGATCCTTGTTCTGGTGACATTTTAATCCAATATTTAGTCCCTGCAGTATAGGTAGTGGTTGTTGTTATATAAAAAGAAACTAATGTCTTACCTGATACTGTCGCTGGTGCAATAGTATTGCTTGTATCTAAACCCTCTCCGGGCGTATCATCCCCTTGATCGCTATATAGAACAATATGTATTCCCGCTGCCGGAGTTCCGCTTTTATTCAAATACATTTGCACTTTAATCGCTTCTCCTATTCCTATATCTCTCGGCATTACAATTTGCTGATAATAATAAAATTGATCAGTATTATAATAAAGTTTTCTTTGATCATCGCTTTTCGTTTGTTCCATATAAGAAACATATCCATCATATCCCAAATGCACGATTTTCCCAGCAGTTAAATCTACACCAGCAAGTAAAGAACCTTTTGGGGCAAGCATTTGACCTGAAAAAACTGGTCTTGTCCCATCAAATTTAAAGAACTCGGTTGAATTTCCAACGAAAAGTTTTCCCTTATTGCTGTCAGAATAATCTCTCCCTAATAAAAATCCTTCATTAGCACCAGCGTTGTCAAAATCTCCCGCACTAATTCCTGCCCTGATACCAACATCAGCGGCAGCGGCATCTAATTCAATATCTTGTCCGTCTATTTTCCCTGCCAAAAGCCTATCTACCGCTAAATAAGTTGTATTCTTTTTAGCTCCGCTCGGATTGAGATATAACGCCTTGACTTCGGAGGCGGTAAGGGCGCGGTTGTAGATACGGACTTCGTCCATTTTGCCGTCCATATAGTAAGAACCATATTCCCTTAAACCGATTGTTAATAAAGAACTGCAAGAATCCATTGTCCCGTGAGAACCACCCGTGGTCCCACTTTTTGATAAAACGCCATCAATATAAATTTCAAAAGAATTTCCATTCCTTTGTCCAACGATATGATGCCATGCAGTATCTATGGTATCAATAGTATCAAGATACACAACTACCCCACTAACAAAATAAGAAATTCTGATAGTATTGGACGAGGTAATGTAAAAAACAAATTGCCGTTGTCCTGTAGAATCTTTACCTATAACTCCGTGATTAGCATTAATAATATCCCTTTTAACCCAAGCGGAAAAAGAAAAATTACCACTACCAAAATCAACATCAGAAAGATCACCACAATTAACATAATCATTACTTCCGTCAAAATCCAATGCATTTCCCACAACGCCAGCCACCCAATCGTTATTATCCATATTTGTCAAAGTGCCAGTATTATCGTTTCCCGAGGAGTCAAACGCCTTTAAGCCAGTTCCTTCGTCAAACGCCCAATAGCCGACAAGGTTTTCATCGCTGGGCAAAGGTGGAGTAACATCTGCGTTATCTTCTGGCTTATTGTCTCCTGTAACGCTATCCCAACTTGCGAGTAAAGCAGTGGCATCGGCAATTGCTTGTAAAAGAGCAATTTTTGCCTGATAATAAGTTTCCCAATTTGTGTTCCACGTTGCCCGAGTAATATCGGTCGTGGAAGTCATATCAGCAAAAACGTTTAAGGTAGTATTCAAATAGGTATTGAGAGCCGTATAAGCGTTATCATAAGCCGTCTTAGATACGCTGTAAGTATCCGCCTGCGTATCAATTCCCGACTTCTCCGCCGCTATCACGTCCCACTTTTGTTTGGCTTCCTGTTTTTCTACTGGCGTAATCTTAGCGTCAGCCCCGATATCATCAAGTTCTCCTAATGCCGTTGTAGCGTCTGTTTGAGCGTCGTCTGCTGCTGATTGAGCCGTTGCGGCATTGGCAATAGCCGTGTCTGCGTCCGCTTGCGCCGCATCGGCTAAATCTTTTGCCTTTGAGGCGATAGCGTTTAAAATTAACGTTCTCTGATTATAATAATTGTTCCACGCCGTATTCCAATCCGCCCTGACAATCGTTGTCGTAGCTTCCATATCGTCAAAAACTTCAAGTGTAGTGTTTAGATAAGTATTTAAAGCCGCATAGGCAGTGTCAAAGTTGGTATGAGAAACGCCGAAAGCGATCGCTTGCGCTGGGATAGTTCCCGTTGTAGCCGTGCCTTCAACGACAATTTCGTCCCATATTTTCTTGGCTTCCAATTTCTCTACTGGCGTTATCTTGGTATCCGCCGCTATGTCGTCCAATTCAGCCAGAGCGGTAGTCGCATCGGCTTGCGCATCATCCGCGGCGCTTTGGGCATCTGCCGCATTATTAAGAGCAAGAAGAATGTCTGCGTCCTGAACTTCAACCCAAGCCGTTCCGCTATATCTATACCATTTTTTATCGTCGCTATCCATCCAAAAGTCCCCACCAACCATACCGGAAGTCGGCGCCGTAGCACTATAAAATATCTGCGAAACTTTACCGTTGATATTAACGGAACTTATCGGTTCTGAATTTATGCCATCGTGGTCGTGAGAACTTATTTCGTTTGTTTTCGTATCATCTTCAACAACCTGATTTTCATAAATTTCAGAAGGAATATCAACGTCCCCGATAACTTCGTTTTCAAAAATTCTTATAATTGATTTTTTTCCAGAAGGCATATTTATACATCGGCCCGAGGAGGAATGTCAAAATAAGTGTTGACTGATTTAATTAACGGAGAATCGTTTGCGCTGGAAGTCAATTCAACCCTTATTTCTATAATTTCTCCCTCGGCAGTTAAATTAAACAAAGCCCTAACGGCATCTGCCGTGCTAAAAGACGAATTACCATCAACAGTTTTCGCCGTTGTCCAAGAACTTGCGCCGTTTATTTTATATTTTAAAACTATTGAACAACCGCTTACCAACGGTTCCATAACAATCTTTGTTTTTTTAAAATGTTTGGTCATCATCGGATAACCGCCGTCCCATTCCAAACTTTCATAAACTCCATTTGCTTTTATTGTCGCGCTTAAAGCGTCAACTCCATAAATTGAGGCGGTATGAACGCCGGACTGCGTTCCGGTAGTAGTTATTCGGCCTGTCGCCCCTCCGGCCGTGGCGTGAGCTGCCGTATCGTATAAATTAAAAGTATTGGCATCAATAACCCTTATATAATAATAAGTGGAGGCCGTAATCCCCGTAGGCAACGCTCCGGTAGTTGTAAATAATATCGGAGTAGCCGTAGTTAATCCGTGTGCCGTCCACGTCACCACGCAAGGATTGGCTATCGTCATTGTAATCGTTCCCGTATCTCTCCACGAAACTAATAATGTGCCGGCAACCATTTGAATCGCCCCATATTCCACTCCTGTTATTTTTCCGTGAGAACCGACATATTCAAGATTAAGTATCAAAGATGAATTCTTTTTTGTTCGGCCGTAAGAATATACTCCACATTTATCAGAACTGTTGCCGTGAACCCCAAACATCGCCAATCCATTTTTTTCACATACTCCGCCGGGTAAAACATATCCTCCTCCCGGAAATTTAAAAAGCGGAATTCTCTCAACCATATTGGAAAACCAAACCTCTCCATCAACGCCAGCTTGGGCGAACATCGCTTCCGTGGTAATCAAAGCGTTTATACCCTTAGACGGAATTTTTTTCTTTTTAATCCAATTAAGGGCCGAAGTTTCCCAAGTCAATAAATATCCTTTTTCGTTATCGCCGGAATCAACCGTCCCGATAATCAAATTAAACCCGTCCTCATCAAGAGTTTTCGCTATATTGCCCGGATAAAGATTAAGGGCTTCGTTATTAAAAGCGGCCAAAGAATAATCAATCAGAGCAATAAACTTGTCATTACAAATCATTAAATCACCGCAGGCAATTATCATCGTGTGCCAATCGGCCGAAGTCAATGTCGTATCCCAATTATGAGCAACATCGCTGGCCCAATCGCTACTGTCAGCATCTGCTACCGCTATTCTGCTTATTTCCGTATCACAAGCCCAATAAAGATAACCATTCCATTCATTTGCTCCGATAATCGCTCCGTTAGCGTCCGTATATTCCAAGGTATAGGTCGTTCCTTTTCTTTTATAAATCTTTCCGCTATTTCCGAAAAGATAAGCGTTCCCGTCAGAACAAGGGATTATAAAGTTAATTAAATCGGTAACCACGACTCCGCTTTCTTTAACAAGAGCCTGACCGCAAGTTAAAACATCTTTTCGTCCACGAACATCAAGTCCATATCCAAATTTGAACGAACCGGATATACCCTTATTATTTTCATCGGAAATCCCTCCCCTGAAAGTTCTTATAGTATAACTATTCATAGTTTATAATCTTATTCCTGTGCCTATTTTTATTATAGGCACAGAGTAAAACTATAAATTAATCTGGAACAATACCGATACCGACAAAGGCAGTATCCGCTCCGCCATTCATACTTGAACCGACAACCTTTACATTATTGTTTGCCGTGCAAAGATCGGTGCAGTTAGTAGCTGGATTAACTATCAATATATTGCCTTCAACTAATCCGCTTACTGACGCGAAAGCAGCGGTAAGAATAACCGCGCTATTGGTAGCATTAACCACCGCGTGGAATACAGGATTAACAAATGTCGTCCTGAATTTCAGCGCGCCCGTATCTGCAACTTTGACAAACACAGCACTTGCCGAACTTGACATAATCGTCCACAGACAATCGATAAACGTGCAATGCTTTGAAGCGTCTCCTGTAGCTGAACCGCTGACATTGTCAAAAGTAAATACGGCTCTGGCGGCTGAACTGAGAATACAATCGTTTCCGAACACACATTCTCTAAACGTTCCGCCGGCTTCGCCGCATAATACTTCTGTAGCGGTAGTAAGGTCAAGATTATCGGTTACCTCAAAGATAAACGAACAGTTAACCCACGACGTGCTGCTGCCGGCCGAAATAGCGACATTAATCGCGGCCGCGTTAGTATCATTCTGAATAAACTTTATATTCTTGAATGAATTTCTTGTTCCCGTAACTTTAATAACGGCGGCTGCAGCGGCCCCGACCGTAGTCTGAATTCTCGTTCCCTGTTCCGTATATCTTCCGCCAGGATCCATACCCTCAAAATGACATCTGCTTTTAGAAACAGTAAGCATTGTTGTTAAAGTGTGAACTCCGTGAGCGGCAATTTTCAATACATCATTACGATTGGACACCATTGCGTTATATCCGTCCTCAACGGAATTATAAACTTTTGCTATACCGTCCAAATATCGGTCGTGGTCCTGTTGAAATTCCTCGTAACCAGTATCAGTCTTATTCATTACGTAAAAAGTTCTTCCGGTGGTTACTATCAATGAATCCAGTTCTTTTTCCAGTTCTATTAGTCTTCCTTTTAACATAATTTTAATGTTAATAATTGATTAAATGTTTCATTCCGACCTTTAAGTCTTTTGGATACCGCATAAACGTCCAATTTTGTCGCTACTTTCCCCTTAAAATAATCGTTTTTACGGCAAAGTTGATAGTTTATACCTCTTCCTTGAATGAAACTGCTTATAAGCAGGTTGTTAGGGCCGCGCTTTTATTGCGCTTATGGCCCCAACTATCTGATTATAATTACACCTTACACCAGAGATATGCTAACGCTTTTCTCCGTTCGTCCAAAATTTTCGCTCCATACACAACCAATCCTTTATACGCCTTGCCAAAATCACCGACTAAATCTTCAATACCGGTTTCTTTATATTCCATAAAGAAAGTAATCGCTGAAATATGGCCGGCCATAATGTAATAGCCAGTAGTGTTGTTCCCGGAAACTTGCTGATTTTCGTAAACGTTAAATCCTGAAATCATACCAATCAATCCTCTCTTAACAACGTCTTGATAGGCGCTTTCAACGGGCGGTGTAAATCCGTCAGACCGCCTGATTAAATGCGCTATCTTGGCGTTGACAACCAACCATCTGTTATCTTTCGGAGTTTCGGTTTCATCAAGTTTTTCGGCCAATTGGTCAATGTAATCAACGATATTACTGGTAGTGACAGTTTTAACCGCGGCCGCTTCAATGGTATAAGCAGCTCCAGCGATTGCTCCACCGTCATAAGACGAGGTATCGTCATCGCTGTCGTTCTGAATATACATTGAAGTTGAACTGATAGCGTGAGTGGCGTGAGCGACAATCCTATACCATTTGGTATGTCCTGTTGCTTTAAAGCCTAAACCAGCCATTGCACTCGTCCAAGTCGTTCCGACACCGACACATTCTCCGGTTGTTGCTGTAACTGTAACCGTTCCGGTTGTGTAATCAGTGCCAACCCTATTACCTGAGCCGGCATCAGCATATAAACCAAGAATATAAGTGTCTACTCCTTGTTTAAGTTGCTGAACCGCTCTGGCAATATAACCAGTTTCAGGATTTTTAATGTAGTCCTCAAATTTATTCAAAGACAATATCCTGAAATAATACCCTTTTTGCTGGTCGGGATCTAACTCTCCCTCGCTTTCAGTCGGGTCTTCAACCGTCATAGCAGTTCCGGTGACATAGATGTTCATTGTTAAATCACCGAATGACTTAACTTTTACAACACTCGCCCCGCCTTCGTTGAATAACACTTCGTAATCACTGTTGGTAACTTTATCTTGAATTGCGGTTTCGTAATACTTTTCTAAAACCTTTGTGGCATATTTTTCGCCAAGGTTTGTTCCGTAATCGTCCATTTTATTTTTTCCTCTTGATGATTGTTTTTTATTAAAATCATCAAATTTATCCTTTCTGATTAACCTTGACGATTTAGGCTTAATCCCTAATTACAAGTTTTTTGGACTTAATCAATTCCGTATATTTCTTTGGGTTTCTTACTCTCAATTCTCTTACCTGTTGGGCCGTCATTTCCATTTTATCGGAAAACGGCACATTAGCGGGTTCACTACTCGGCTGTTCAAGTCCGGGTCTATCCTCAAGCGAAATTTCGGGCGGAACCTCTTCTTCCTCTTCGTCAAACACAAATGCCCTCGCTAAATTCAGAACATTTTTTTGTCCGACGTTCTCGGGAAGACAGGCGAAATCCCTAAAGATTTCAAATCCACCCCTTTCTTCCACCTTTTTCTTGATATTTTCCGGCAGAGACGAATAATCCTGTCTCATTTTCTCTTTGGCTTCTAATGCCAAGAGCCGTTTCTTCGTCTCAACTTTTTCCCTGAATTCAGCCTTTTCTTTCTCGTCCATCAAATCGTAATCGGGGTTAATCTTAATTAAATCGTTATCAGAAAGGTTAGAGTTTTTATCCTCTAATTGCCCTTTAAGTATTTCAAGTTCTTTCTCAAGTTTTTGAGATTTACTTTTGAAATGTTCTTTTTGGGCCCTGTTAGTTAATGCCTCTTTTTCCCAATCCTTTGCGGGATTTTCCGGAGTAGGCTCTCCGGCTGGATTTTGTTGAGGTTCCAACTCAGGAATTTGGGGAGTTTCCTTCTCCTTTTTTTCTTGTTTCATAAGAAAAATTTACTCATTTAATAAAGTTTTGTCTTTGACTTTCATTTTTTAACGGGGTTTAGTCCCCACATTTATTATTTTTTATTGGCTTTTTTTTCCGCTTTTTCTCTGGCTTTTTTTTCTTTTGCGGATTCTTCTTTGGGTTCTTCTGTCGTTTCTAATTCCTCTTGTGGTTCCTCCTTAAATTCCTCTTTAGGTTCCTCTTCTACATCAACCCCAAATCTTTCAAGTTGGTCGTCAGTCAAATAAGCACGCCTTGCTTTTAAAACTTCTCTTTCTTCGTCTGTTACGGCCTCAGGCAGTTTATCAAGAATGCTCTGTAAAAAGTTTCCTCCAACAAAGCCGAATTTCTCCGTAATTTTTTTGGGTTCTCTTAATTTCATATAAGTAAAATTAAATAATTTATTAGACGACCTTTATCTTTTAAAAGCAGATGCTTTTTTAACTTTCTTTTTAATTGATTTATTAACTTTCGCCTTCCCGGTTGGCTTCCAATTATGAGAAAACGCTTCGTGCATTTTCATTCCTTTTTCTCTGACTGTTTTTGACTTATAACAATAAGTTTTTCCTGTATTTTTGTTTGTCATACACCATTTCTTTTTTCCCTTGATTTTCTTTGTGCTTAATGCGTAAGGCATACTAAAATTTTTTAGTCATTTTAATTATAAGAGAAAATATCTTATATTTCCGTAAAATAGGCATTAACTCCCTTAATATTTCCTCGCGATGTTGCTGTAAATTAAGGTCAAAAGATTCCATAAACGCATTAACGGCAAAATCACCGACCTCCTTTTCAATCGGTTTAACAATCGGTTTTGTCATTATATCCTTAACTTCCTTTTCAATTTCTTTTAAATTATTTTCCTCGTTATCAAATTGTTCTTTTAGTTCTGTGTCGTTCATTTGATTTTATGTAATTTTTTTAGATACCCCTCCAACTGCTCTTTGGCTTTTTGCGGAGATTCCAATAAAGCCAAAATTATCAGGCAATCGTTCAGTCTTGCCTTCAAAAACATATCGCTTTTACTGTCTAACTCATATTGAGAGGTGGCTAATTCTTTAATCAACGCTTCTTTTTCTCCCTCTAAAAATTCCCTTAATTTTTCAATCGTAATCTCGCTGGTAGTCAAAATTGATTCCCAGCGGTCAAAAGTTGCCTTTTCAACCGGCTTTAATTCCTCATAATTCTTGCCAAGTTTGTTTAAAACAAGGGTTAAAATGTTTTTCATTTTAATTTATCTTTTAATTTATTATTTAATAACGGCAAAAAGTTGTCGTTATTGACATTTTCCAAAACCCAGCCCTTGTCTTTTCCCGCCTCATAACTGACAGTAGCTAAATATAACATTACTGCCTGATAGGTTAACGGTTCTCCGCCTTTAACATATTTATCAACCTGATTATGTAAATCATTTTTCAATAAAGAATACTCTTTGTTATTGAACGCGGTAACATAAAGTTCTCCTCTGCTTGCTTTGTCCCAGAGTTTCTGGTTGTCAAGATGAACATTAACATCAATCGCCCCGATCGTGGAAGCCGACAATGCCAAAGCAACTACCAATGACTTAATTTTTTTAGTCATAACTATTGGTTTAAACCTGATAAAAACTTTCGCAAGGCATTAACAAGGACGCTGTTAATAGCGACTGCTATCGCTGAATAAGCTCCGAAATCAAGACCCGGGATAAGTTCTTCAAGATAAGTCGCTAATGCTCCGCCGAGAGCAATTAACAAGCCAATGCCTATTTTCTTCAAATCCTCTTTGTTAAAAGAGTATTTTGTTGAATTTGACATAAAATTATATTTAGTTAATTAATTCTATCTTTAATCCACTTGATATCGGTTTTAATTTCGCTGATATCCTCGCGGATTTGATAAACCTGTAAGGACGAAGAGTCTGCTTTACTGTCTGCTTTGGCGACCAAAGTAAACGTGATTCCGAATAGTATCAGGATAATGCCCATCGCCCAGACGAATGTTTGCCAAGATACCAATTTTTGATTCTCCATAAATTAATGTTAATTAGTTAGCACCTGCGCAAACGCAATAATCAGCAGCGGCATCTGTTGGTCCGACTAAAACCGCGGCGTCAATATCAAGACCGAATACAGCCGCATTCGTGCAGGTAGTAGTGCAAGCCGTATTAGCTCCACTAACAACGCTCCAACCGAGATCATTACCGCTTGAAACAATTGCCGCAGTGGAAGTAACATTGCCATCAATATATGTGTCTCCATTAACCACGACATTACCGGAACCATTCGGCGAAAGTTCTAAATCCTCATTAGTTCCCAGCGTGGTAATATGACCGCCAGAACCATCGTCTTGTAAAGCCAAAACCGCTTGTGTGCTTGAAACGTGGTCGTTAATAAAACTAACCACCGGTAAAGAACCGACTTCTTGTAAATCCCGATAAACATATAAACCGTAACCATCAGCAACGTCTTGATTGAAATATCCGGCAAATTTCCCGTTAGATTGTAAGGCATATTTACCGGCTGTCGTGGCTTCGCTGTCTATTTTCAATCCGACATAATCATTGTTCTCGTCTATTGACAATCCGCCGGTAATTCCCAGAGTGGTCGTTCCGTTCGCCACCGGTCCGAAAGTAACGCTCGTATCATCGCCGTCATCGTTGAAAACGATTGTGCCAGCATCGTGAAAAGTAACATCGGTCTTGGAAGTTGACGTCCCCATATTAACCGAAGTGGTAAATGTGGGAGTTGTGCCGTAGATAACCACTCCGCTTCCGCTTTCATCGCTTAAAAATCCCGCTAAGTCACTGGAATTGACAAACGATACGGGGTTATAATTCGTGCCATCGGCTCTTAGAATATAGCCGGTCGTGTTTGTTCCCATAAACAGGTCATCGCCGGTAATAACTAAATCGTCGGCAAGTGTCATTTTGCCAGCATAATCAATCTTGGCTTTCTCTACGCTATTAACGCTGAACTCCAAGAGATTGCCCGATGTATTTTGCGTATCAACGTCAATCGCTGTCGCTGAAGTCGCCTCAGAATCAATGTCTATGGATTTATGGTTATAATTCTGGTCAATCGTGATTATCGTTGAGGTAGCCGTATTTGAACTGAAAGTAATCCCGCCATAAAGTTCAGCATTAAAATTCGTGGTATCAAGAATAAACAAATCGCCACCATCAGAATTTTTACGGACTAAAAACGCCTCGGGGTCGGTGACATCTATAACCAAAGCACCTTCCGAAGCGGTGTTAATCGTGATTGTGTTGGTATTAACATTAGTCGCATAGATATTCGGAATCCTTAAAGAGGAACTTCCGATATCCCAAGTGGAAACAAGGGGATTTAGGGCCGAACCGTCGGTTTTCCAAAAATTAGATGGCTTATACGACGCTCCGTAAACCAACGAACCGGCAAATAACAAACTTAAAGTCAATAAAGTCAATAATGTTTTTTTTGCTTTCATATTATTAAATTAATAATTAATCCTGTTCGGTGATCCACTCTGCGCCCTCTCCGGATTCCCCGTCCATCCAGACAAGATTCAGGTTCGTTATGTTTAATTCCACGCTTTCACCCGGATATAAACTGAACCAACCTGTCCCGCTATTAAGGGCCGTAGCCGAACTGTATCCCAAAGTAATTTTACCGGTATTGGTTGTCATCGCCTTGATAAC